TAGAAACGAAAAAAGAACCTAAGATGAAGAATGTTATTCGTAACTACTTCATACCACGTGCATCATGCCCAACTCCACAATATGATAATGCAGTATATAAATATCATTTTTTACCAGATGAATTAGAATTCTTATGGGTTTTACCCTCGCGTCGAGTATATAATATGCTTAAAGAACGAGCTCTTGAAATACCAAGAGAAGAACGACAACTCTTACAGTTTGTTTTAGAAGATGCTGATGGTACTTTATTACGTAAATGTAGACAGTTAAATGGTGAAATCAATTAAAGGAGATGTATGTCATTACCACATGCTACGCAAGCTCAAATAAAAGCTATGCAAGAACAAGCAGATAAAAAAGCAACCGAAGAAACCAAATCAAGCGCAGCCGATAAACTTGCGGCACTTGGATTAACTGCGGATGAAGTGGCTGCCATCGTTGGTAACTAGCCAAAACGGGTGGCCAGCATCTAAAGACCCACATGAGATTGGCGTGAAGTCGTACGCCATTGCAGATTCAGGTGTGCGCCTTAGATGCGCGGAGAAGGTTGCGCCATTACTGGTGGCCTTTGCATCGCAATTTCATGAACACATCGAGCCAATAGATGATGGCAATGATGACTGGGGTTATTGTTACCGCGAAATTCGTGGGAGTCAGACAGTGCTCAGTAATCACTCAAGCGGTACAGCCATTGACCTTAATGCGACAAAGCACCCGTTAGGTGCAGCTGGTACTTTCACACCATTGCAGGTTTCATTGATCCAGGCGTTATGCAAAAAGTATGGGCTGCGGGCTGGCCTAGATTACAAAGGCAGAAAAGATGAAATGCATTTCGAGATTTCACTTGATGAAGCGAAGGTCGCTGCATTGATTGAGAAATTGGGCCTATCAACTAAGAAGGAGAAAACCAATGCACAAATCAATTGAGGCATTAAAAAAGCCTGCGATGTCATGGCTGCGGGCTTCGCTCGCTGCAGTCGCAGCTTTGTATATGTCTGGGGTAACCGATCCAAAGATTTTGGCCAATGCCGCCATTGCCGGGTTTATTGGGCCAGTGTTAAAGGCCTTAGATGTACCCGCAATTGCTGGAAAGGTAAAAAAGTAAAATGAGCATAACCTCATGGGCGGGCTTGATTGTGGCTATAACGGCCATTGTGGGCTCGTTCGTGGGGTGTGTGGGCTGGCTGGTCAAGCATTACCTTAGTGAGCTCAAACCCGATCGAAACGGCGGCCACAATCTTGAAGGCAGAATTGCCCGCCTAGAACTGCGGATCGACTCCATTTACGCGCATTTAATCTCCCACGACACACCGCAAAGGGATTGACAGGCAAAAGGGATATTGCGCTATTATCGAGTAATGCGCCAAACGGCGCACACAGATAATAAGGGGCCTATATGATAAAAGTTACCGCAAGTGATTTTGAAAATTTGACCACTAATTCAATGAAGTGGGGTCCAGACTGGTCGAGTCAAGCAGATCGGTTCGAACCAACAGAAGATCAAGAAATCGTACATTTGATGTGGGGTTGGCAGTATGCCCACTGGACTGATACTTACATGGGTGCGATGTTCTGTAGGTCGTATTTAGATTATATTGGAGTCAATTGCATTATATTCTTTGATACCGCTACACAAGATTATTTAATACTTACAGATTACGCCGGATCTTTTGCGAGCGTGAGCTAATGAGGGCATTTAAAGGCTTACTAACCACCGAGGATGCAGCATGGGTGCTTGGGGTAGCAGGATCAACAGTGCGCAAACTAGTGCGCGAAGGCAAACTTCCACATAAGACTACATTCGGTGGTCACTATCGCTTTGAATTAAGCGATGTCGAGGCATTTCAAGCGAGTCGAGAAAACAAATGATGGCCCTGCTTGCGGCAATCCCGCAACCAATCTGGGTGTTGTTTCTCTTTGGTTTAATCGGTGCATTGACTTGGGTTGGTTACTTATTTGGGCTTGAAGTCGGTCAAGACTATGGCTTCAGAGCTGGTTACGATCTAGGCAAACGAAATGTGGAGGTGAAGCGTGTCAAATAGAGCTCACGCCCGGGCAAGTGATCCGTGGACTTCGCACAGTGCGGCCGATTCAATAGCCGATGTCACTCCATTGCAGTACCGTTTATTGCAGTGTTTCGATGTGGAGATGGCAATGACCGATGAAGAACTAGTCAAGGTGTATGCCCGCACATGGGGCAATATCTGGCCCGCAACCGACTCTTCGGTGCGCAGCCGCCGCAGCGAGCTAGTAGGAATGGGGCAATTGCTCCCAACAAACGAAACACGAAAAACTAGGGCTGGTCATAAGTCGATTGTCTGGACCAGAAATATGGTGCTGCTATGAGCTTCAATCTAGCTGATTACACGACTGTGGCCGAGCGTATTAAACTGTTCTGGGAGAAGTATCCCGACGGTGCGGTCCGCACAATGGCCTTGCCAAGTGATGCCAATGTATTTGTGATGCGTTGCGAGTTATATCGAAATGTTACAGATACCGTTCCTTTTAGCACTGGACACGCTAGAGAGGTTGCGGCTGAAAAGGGGGTCAATCGTGACTTTCCACTAGAAAATTCAGAAACTTCATCAATTGGGATTGCCTGCAAAAACGCCGGAATCGGTACAGATAAACACGGCCCGTCGCGTGAGGAGATGCAGAAGGTTGAGCGCGTACAGAACAGGGAAACCTTGACTGAGGAGGGTTATTCGCCTTATCAAATAGGCCGCATGGCTGCTGCTCGGGAAGCGAATGCCGTGGATCCTGAGCCGAACTGCAAGCATGGCGCGATGCAGCTACGCAAAGGTTTATCAGAAAAAACAGGCAAAGATTATTATGGGTTCGTTTGTATAAGCCCTGACAAGGCCGAGCAATGCCCTGCTGATTGGTGGGAGTTAGGGCCGAATGGCCAATGGCGAAAGAAGGTGGCAAAACATGGCTGAAATGTCAATGAGTGATAACAACGGCAATGAAATCACATTTGAACGCGATGGCACAGTATCGGCAGGGGTTACAACAATGTGCGATAGATGCGATCAGTACAAGTCCATTAACGCTGGTCAACAAATCAAGGATGCCACTGGTCAAGTCATTATGTGGTTCTGTTGGGAATGCCGGTTGGAGGCATACATCAAATGACTGATTCGACCTATTATAAGTACACTTGCCGCGTATGTAAGGCTACTTGCCCGCACTTAGAAAGGGTGGTGGCCAATAACATGCCGCCTAATCTGGTGTGCGTGGAATGTACATCGTGCGGGGTATTGGGGATCATGATGAAACCAGAGGCGAGCGTATGAGCAATGATCGGCTCGATTTAGACATAGGATTCGATGCCCATTCAGATGGAACCACTGATGACTATTACACACCAAGTTACATATTCGAGGCCTTGGGCCTTAAATTTGACATCGATGTGTGCGCACCACCCGGCGGCATTCCTTGGATCCCTGCTGCCCGATCATTTAGCATTATCGATGACGGTTTAGATCAAGACTGGGCAGGTCAACTAGTCTGGATGAATCCACCCTATTCAAAGCCCACGCCTTGGATGCATAAATTCATCGCGAATGGCAATGGCGTTGCTTTGATTTGTAGCTCTAAGGCTGCTTGGTTCAACACTTTATGGGCAGCGGCTGATGGCATACTTTCAATGGATCCTAAAATTAAATTTAGCACTGCGCATGGAGAACCCAAAGGGATATTTATGCCGACTCTTCTCTTTGGAATGGGTGCTGAAAATGTCGAAGCTATGAAGCAATCGGGCTTAGGCCATGTTAGATAGTTACGCACAACCTGTGGATAAAGTAATTGACACGCCCAAGGGTCCGCGTAAGTTATCCACATGATTGACTACGCTTGACCTCGCGGGTACGCTTCAACCGCGTCGCGGAGCCCCGTAGGGTGGCAGCTCAAGCGACAGCGAGCTTGATGCTATTGGGAGTGCTGTGTTATCCCGACAGGGCTAACGCTGATGCAGATAATGTTAATAAATACAAGATTTATGCAGCTACAAAGACTAATTCAATAATCGAGTTATACGCCATGAATGTACTTTGGACTGCTGAGAGTAATTGGCGTGTTGAAGCTATTAATGGATCCCATATAGGTATATGCCAAGGCAAGTCTAAGTACCTATTGAAGGCTACATATAAACAGCAGATTGACTGGTGCTATCGTTATGCAATCACTCGCTACTCGTCTATGGTTGACGCGCTCTATCATTGGAAGGTATATGGCTGGCATTAGAGGTAAGAGATTGAGCTCAGGTAACTACCATAAATGGCGTGCTATCAGGGCCAAGGTCATTGCCAGAGATAACGGGATATGCCAATACTGTGGTGAACCCGGCAACGAGGCTGATCATGTAGTGGCTAGGGCTCG